ATCAGGGTGGCACAGCAACAGGAGAACAATTAGCAGGAACACATTTTTTATTTAACTTTAACGACTCTTCTGAAAGAAGTTCAATAACAATAGAAGGATCAGCTAATAGTTCTATATCAGAGTTAAATGCAAGAGCAGGTGGGGGAGTGTTAATGCAAGATCAAGCAAACGATGGAATACAGTATTTTTTTTCAAGTGGAAACATAGCAAGTGGTGTTTTTACCTTGTACAAATTGAAACAATCGTAAGTAATTAAATAGTAGGATAGGATATTATGGCAACTTTAGATGAACTTAAAGCAGAAATTAGATCAGAGCTTAATACACAAAGAATCGGTGAAGGTATTTATAAATTAGTAGATAATGTAAAAGTACCTATAACTGATGAGGATTTTGAGCAAATGATTGATGATCGAGCAAAATATAGTTTTGATCAACAAAATAATGGATATAAGTATGCAAGACAAGATGCTTATCCCTCAGTTGTAGAATTTATGGAAGCCTATACAGAAAAAGAGATAGGTGGAGATTCGACAAAGTGGGATGCTTATGTTGAGAAATATAATCAAGTTAGAACAGATAATCCGAAGCCGAGTGAATGATGAAACACTTAAAAACTCTAAATCAAGATTCTTTAGAATATAATAATGGTGGTGGGAAAACGCTTGTGGATTACATAAATTCCAAGTTTGATCCAGAAAACTATTTAGGAAAAGGTAAATAATTATGGCTGATAGACAACAATTAATAAGAGTTGCGATGACTGGATCTGATTCGACAGGTCTAAAAGAATTTGCAAATGGTCATGTAGATGGTGGACCTTTAATACCAAGTTACACAACTACTCAAAGAAATGCTATCACATCGGCAAATGCTGGAATGGTGATATACAACTCTACTGACAGTCGTTTACAGGTGTACACAGGCTCAAGCTGGCAAGTGTTAGAACAAGGTGATGTTACAGGTGTAACAACAGCCGCAACTTCTGGACTTAATGGTGGGGCAGAATCAGGTGCAGTAACTCTAGTAGTAGATGCATCAAGACTTACTGATGGTACAAGCATTGATGTTGATGAAGATAACGATCTAGTAATGCTTTATGACAATTCAGCATCAGCAATGGTAAAGGTTAACCCTGTCCAACTATTTACCAATGAAACTTTAGTGTGGATGGGATTATAGGAGAATAAATGGCAGTATATACAACAGCAGAATTAGCTGAGGTTACAGCATTAGGAACTTCTGAAGCAGAGATTTTCAGTAATTCTAATAAATGTATCATTAAGCAGATTTTGTTATGCAATTACACTTCTACTGATAGAACTGTTGAAATAAAAGTAATTCCTTCAGGGGACACAACAGGAGATCAACATATTATATTTGGGGACATTACAGTCCAAGCAAATACAACAACTTTGTTTGATCCAGTTATGGTGATACCTGCAAGTGCTTCATTTGCAGCAAAATGTTCAGCAGCTTCAAGTGTAAATATACATGTTTCTGGTGTAGAGGTTACATAATGTCTGATGTGCAAATACCTGAGCCAGTCCTACTGGACAGGCTTGGTGGTGATGAAATATATGGATTTGGGCAAGATGGTGATGTAACTATTACAGCAAATACCACTTTATCCAGAGATATGTATTACAACAATCTTACAATAAATGCCAGTTGCACTTTAGATAGCAATGGTTATAAAATTTTTGTCAGAGGTACTCTTACATTTACTAATTCAACTTCTCGTATAGGTAGATTTACAAACAAATCAACAGCAGGAACATTGAAAGGTGGCTTTGCTAAAGGTGTAGCTGCAACCGACACAATGGGTGGTAAGTCTGGATCACAAGCAGCACCAGACCACGCTGCAAATCAATTTTTCGAAGGTGAAAATGAATTTTTTAACTTGTCAACAGCAATAGCAGGTGCAAAACTTGATTTATCATCAGGAGAGTTTAAATTTGTTGGTGGTGGATCAGGTGGAGCTGATGGATCTATTACTGCTAATGCACAAGCAGGTGCAGATGGGGGAGACTCTAACTGGGGAGATTATCAAACTGTTGGTGCGCCAGGTGGTAAAGGTGCAACAGGAAACTCTGCTAGTGCAGGATCAGGCGCAGTTGGGGGTGGCGTTGTTCTCGTAGTAGCAAAAACTATATCTGGAGATGGAACTATTAGAGCAGATGGCGATGATGCTACTGCAAGTTCAGATGGATCAACTGGCGCTGCTGCCCCAGATGCTAGCACACCAGGTAATAACTATTCTTATCCTGGTAATACAAACACTCATCCTGGTAATAACTATTCTTATTCAGGTAACAATTATTCTTATGGTTATAGCTATCCTGGTAACAACTACTCATATCCAGGTAATAATTACTCTTACTCAGGATCTAATCCTCACACACATTATCACTGGCATCCTGCAACAATAAATAACTTTTCAACAGGTTTTTATCATTATCACTATGCACATTGGCATCCATATACTAACTATGGATCTAACTCTACAAACTATGGATCTAACAATACTAACTATGGATCTAACTATGGATCTAATCCAACTAACTATGGATCTAATCCTACGAACTATGGTAGTAATCCGACTAACAATGCTACAAACCCTACTGTGTATCACCCTGGTGGTGCAGGTGGATCTGGTGGAACAGCCGCAGATTCTTACAATGCTGGGGGTGGAACAGTGATATTAGTTTCAGGAACAAAGCCACTACCTTCAGGTTTAACTACTGCCGCAGCCGCAGGAACAGGTGGATCTGGAACTGCTGGTGCTGGCAATGTAGTAATAGTATATAATATCGACACAGACAATACAGATCCAGGAGCTTAATATGGTACAGAATATAGGTAAAGTCCCTTCAGATTTTGAAACTTTTGATGTCATACCAGACAGTATTTATGGATCTGGTAATGATGGCAATGTAACTATCTCATCAAATACAACTTTGACTAGAGATATGCACTACAACAATTTAACAATAGATCCTGGTATAACTTTAAATACAGCAGGGTATAGGGTTTTTGTAAGAAATGTATGCGCTTTAGCAGCAACTTCAGCAAATCAAAGCGACACAATTATAGGTAGAGTCGGTGGCGTTTCAACTTCTGGAACATTAAAAGGTGGTGGTCAAGGAGCTGTAACTAACTCTGCTGGTGGTAATGGTAATGGTTATACTGCTACTGCACCTGAAGAGGGTATGACATATTTTAATCATCCAGACTTAGCAGTAGATAATTATGTTGTCCATGCTGGGCAAACAACACCAGATCCTTTAACAGGTGGCGCAGGGGATTCAGTAAATTATGGTGGTGGAATAGTAGTTCTATGTGCTAGAAAGCTACAAGGTTATGGAAAAATTATGGCTACTGGTGAAACTACAACTGGTGGTGGTGCGATATTTTTAGTTTCTCAAAGTTTACCATTGACTAACATTTTGACTGATGTAACTGGATATGCAGATGGCACTTTAAAAACATATAAGGTGTAATCATGGCTACTATCAGAGTTTATTACAAGCGATTTAGCGACATAAACTATAACGATTACAATTTGTTTTATTTTGCTGGTAATGGTGTATATGGTGATGATGCCAAACTTTTTCCTGATATTGATCTAGATATTCAAAACCCTTATGGTCCAAGATCTAAAGAGGATTTTACAGTTGACAGTGGTTTAGGTTATGTAGATATAGAAATGAACACATCAAAAAAAGTAGCTTTTTATATTCGTAGAAAAGATTTTAGATTTGATTACAATGGCGAATACGATGAGGGTTTAAATTTAGAAGATGACTCATTAAACGAATACAAATATGAAGTTGGTTATGTATGGGAAATAGATCTTAATATTGCACCATACGATACTTTTTATGTAAACAACGAAAGCCCTTATCTATTTAAAAACTCTAGCTATACAGAAGTAGTGCCACAAGGTATTGGTGTTTCTGGAAATAGTGCGTTTGATAAAACAGATGATCCACTTGAAAAAGATAATGGTGGACACGATGGTGGTGAGGGTATAGATCAAGGAGACACTACACACTTAAATATTTTTTTATCAAAGGGAGAGGCTTTGATAATACCTAAAACCGAAGAGATGATCTATTTACCTCAAGCTGATGGCACAAAGGAATCCAATATTCGTGAAGTGTTAATGCTATACTTACGAGGTAAATTATATGATATAGGAGAAAATATGCAATTATCAATCGATCAAGCTGCGCTAGATGTCGAAAAAGCTGATGCTTTAGACATGGTTGATAAAGCTATTGCAAATAGTTTGTATAAGTTAGGCGAGGACATTGAAGATTTTGATGAAGATGCCTTTCAAGCAGATGTTTCAGGGTATAAGGCTTCAAAAAGCGATTCTATGGGACCTGTTGCAGATTATTTGAACGAGCTTTTGAATACTAGATCTGGCTTAGTATAATTACTAAAAGGGAGGATCATGCGATACATATACTACATCCCTGAGGGTGAATCAGTAGAAGATCATAAAGAGCAATGGCATGGTAAAACGCCAGAAGTTCATACAGGCTTATCACCAAATATAGAATCATATATTAAAGATCCTACAAAACCACAATTTGTAGAGATACCAGAATATACATTTCCAATAGTGCCTATTAATGCCGCTAGTAAAGATTTTGTGTCATATAAATATGTAGATGACTTTGTTGATGTAAATAATACACCTCAATACATAATGGAAGTTTGGAAAAAGAATTTAGATAATCCAAGCGATCCTGAAGTTAAAGTAAGTCAATACTTCATGCAGTATGAAAAAGTTTATAGATATTTTTATACAGATCACATAAAGCTAGAAACAGGTTGGTATAACTTAGTTTTTAAAAAAGATGATAAGGAAATAGACACAAAAGAAATTACTATATATGACAAACATGATGAAGAAGAATAATTTATGGGTAAAAGGTGAGCCTAAAGAAATAGTTAAAGGTGTTTGGGCATGGGAAAGATGTTTAGAAATACCAGATGGCATTATTGACTCTATGAATAAAGATGTAGATGATTGGGCTAATGCAATAACAGAAGAGGATGTAGAAAAGAACGATAGTAAAAAATCTGTGTATAACGATAATGGACCTATAAGATTTAATCCTGAAACAGAATTTACTACAAAAGCAAATTATGCTTTTTTAAGACAAGTTCAAAAAAATAGTTTAAATAAAGCTGCACAATATTTTGAAATTTTCCCTGAATTGTTAAAAGAAATTAATTGGATGGAAACATACCAATACATAACATACAGACCACCAAAGCACATGACTTTTCATAGTGATAATCACTCTATAAGAAACCCTAAAACAAATAAATATTATATTGCACCATATATGAGAAGATGCACAATATTGACATACCTAAATGATGATTTTGATGGTGGATCTTTAGTATTTAGACATTTTCCAGAATCAGATCCTTATAAACCACCAGCAGGATCAGTAGTTATTATGCCTAGTTCGTATGTGTGGTCGCATGGCACAACGCCACTTCTAAATGGTAGAAAGGCAGCATTTCTAGTTTCATGTAGTAGCAATTTTGATATGGACACCTATAATAGTGGTGCGCCTATGGAATCTATAACTGGAAGGGAATTTAGATGAAAAGAACAATGGGCTGTGTAGAAATTTATGAAGATGCTTTTAGTGGAGATCAAGCTAAAACCATTATTGAATTAACAGAGCAAATAGATCAAGATAAAAGTTTTGAATTAGGGTATGTAGATGCCTCAATAGGCAAAGGTCATAAAGGTGGCAATGTTAGATCTAACAAAACTTTTGATGTTACTGGACCAGCTTATATGCCACAAGAAAGTAGGTTGTATAGAGAATCTGTTAAAAATGGCAATGATAAATACTTTTCCGACATCAGAAACATTCAAGAATTAATTAACACAGTATTAACTGAGCATGTAAATGATTACATTAATAGGTATGAGTTCCCAATACAATTTGATGAGGGTTATGCAATATTAAGATATAAAGGTGGTCAAGAATATAAACCTCATAGTGATTACGCACCACACTTACCAAGATATTTGTCAGCTTTGATGTTGTTAAATCCACAAGATTATAAAGGTGGTGGCACTTATTTTGTTCACTTCGATGAAAACATAAAACCAGAAAAACCTGCACTAGTATTGTTTCCAAGCAACTACGCATATACACATAGAGCAATGCCTGTGATAGAGGGAACTAAGTATGCTGTTGTTACATGGTTAGGTCATCAGATGGATCTAGATGGCATGCCTGATAGTTATAGAGGTGCATAATGGATGCTATAAAAATTACAGATTTGTTTAAGGGTAATCAGTTAGAAGAGCTTAGATATTGGCTTGACTGGGAAACACCAGCTAACAACGATGAAACATGGATGAACACAAATCCTGGTGAATGGACAAAAATGTGTCCAGAAATGAATACATTACATACATATACAACAGATAAAGCTAGAGATGTATTTAGTGTTCACAATTTGTTACCAACTTTCTGTACATTAAAGTGGTATGAAAATGAAGGTTTTGATTATAAGACACACTTAGACACTGATCCTGTGGAATATACAATAGTTTACAATTATTACTCAGAAAAAGATTGGGAACTTGAATACAATGGTGTTAAATATACTCTTGAAAACGAAGAGGGTTTGGCCTATTGTGGATCACAATTTGAGCATGGTAGATTAAAAAACCCTGGTGGTTTGACTATTGCTTTATACTTTAACTATGCAACGCCTGATAATTACCATTTTATTTTTGGTGAATACAGCTCAGGTCAGCCAATATTCAAATCAGGTAGAGATATTACAGAAGTAGAGAAAGATTGGACTTAATATGGCAGACATAACTTTTTTAACTGGTCAAACATTAGAGGTAGATGATACTGATAAGTATGAATACTTATTAGCTAGTGAACGACAAACTATAAATCCAAGTGTTGAATTTTGGTTAAATGAAAATGCTGAGGACTTAGATAAAGTATTAATAGTAGGAGCTGGGTTTGGTTTGTTTTCTAAAATAATTACAGACAAGAACTCATCAGCAGAAATAATTAATGTTGAGCCAAATGCTACAAGGTTTAGTTTATTAGAAACAAATTGTCCAGATGAAACAAACATCAACAAAGCATGTGCCAACGAAAGTGGTAATGGCAAACTTTACTTTTATTCTGATGGTAATTCAGGATCTCAATACGAAAAGGTATTTGGCAGTGCTTCGCAAGATATTGAGGCTATCACAATAGACAGTCTTGATCTTGCAGATTTAGATCTTATAATGGTAAGCACTAATGGATCTGAAATGAGTGTTTTAGAAGGCGCTGCTACTACATTATCTAATAACCCAAATGCCAAAATAATTGTTAGTTGGAAAACTGATCTGATCAGCAATCCAAATACTGCTACTGATCAACTTCAGGCATTAGGTTATGATGTCAAAATTATACACTGGGATAAAGAAACAAATACTACATCTTACAAAAATCAGTTTACTGGCGAATATCCAAACGACAGTCTAAAAGTTGTACAAGAGGCAGATTTATTACTGGAATGATATGAAATTTTGGGAGGACAAACAATACAGTAGATTTTTAGAAGTCAAGAAACATACAGTTGGTGATGATAAAATTTTGTTTTTGACTTCTAGTCCTGAATATGTTGATTTAGCACCACCAAAACCTGCAAGCGAATTTATACCTGCTTGGTATAAACAGTTGCAAAGAGAGTGGACTGAAATGCGATCTGAGGAAGAGAATTGGGACAAACTACCATATAGAGATAACACACTAAAAAAATGTCCGACTGTTAAAGATATTATGTTTAGTGGATATATCATACCATTGTGGTTAGATCTTAAAATATCACATGACAAAGATACAGGATTCCAATGGTATAATAAGCACGCTTATGATGACACAGTTACCTATCATAATCCTGCATCAATCGGTAGTATGCCGATACAACCCAGTTCATATCACACAGCTTTAAAATTCAGCAACCCCTGGGATATTATTACACCACCTGGTTGGTCTGTGATAATAACAACACCCTGGTATCACAGAGTTTGGGAAATAGAAGTATTACCTAGTCTTGTAGAAACTGACTCATACCATCAAATGAATATACCATTTCTATATCATGGAACTGGCGAAAAAACATTTAGACAAGGTATGCCATTGATCCAGGTTATACCATACAAAAGAGATTCATTGGGTATGGATAATTATGAAGCTAGAGAAATGGATGAAGATGAACAAAAGTATTACGCAAAAAGTAGGGCTGCCGAAAGAACAAGACAAAATGGTTTTTATCGTTGGTTAACACAGCAAAATAAAAAAAGGTGGAAAGATGAGGGAATATTATGAGCAAATGTCCATTTAGACTTACTGATGTATGGTCTAAACCTATGAAAGATATTGCAAGAAACGCACCACGAGTAGCTTACACAATACCTACGCCAAATTTACAGTGGGGTAAGTTAGAAAACAGTGAGGGGTTTACTTTACCACCAGTTAATTATGAATTACCTAAAAAGTTTGTTAAAGCTCCTAATGGTTGTGTGTCAACACAATTTATGAGAAATAGATTGTATGAAGTAAATTTTCCATATAGTTATGTGAAGATCAAGTTGCAAAAAAATGTTTTAGCTGATGAAGTTGATCGTTTTGGTGGTTTTAATGTGTCAGCTAATTTTTATGGCAATGTAAAACATCATGGACCTTTTAAAGAGTTAATTATGGAAGAGAAAGAGGGTTGGGCTAATCCTGGTATTCCTACTATGCAAATATCAATGCCTGTAATGTTATTTACAGATGATCCTGATATATGGATGGATGTTTTACCTAGTGATAGAAATGTAGGTAAAAATTTACCTATAACTACAATACCTGGTTTTATGCCTATACACTCTTGGTCAAGGGGATTGTCTTGGGCATTCGAGTGGAATGATTTAGAACAAGAGGAACTATTACTAAACCACGACACAATAATGTTTAACTTATTATTCTCTAAACCAGTAAAGCTAGAATATATAGAGTGGAACGAAACTTTTAGTAAGCAATGGAATCTTATAAGTCAATCATCAGTAAATCGTAGAGATACTAACCAGTTATATCCTGAGGCTTTAAGTAGAAGACCTAAGAAGTTATTACCTAAGAAAGTTAAGAAATGGAAAGACAAGAGAAGTTTTTAGATAGTTTTTTAAGTGACTCAGCTTTACAACGAATTACAAGTGTATGTCGTAGAAGCTATAAAAAATTTCCTTATTCTGAGGAATTTGGTAGATACTTTGTAAACAATCATGAGTGGCAATTCTTATCAACATATTTAAACAATTCACTTAGCCTTGTTAGATCAATATTTGAATCTGACACACTACTACCTAGTTATGGGTTTTACGCTCATTATGAAGGTGAAAACGCAAGTTTAGTAAAGCACAAAGATAATAACGCTTGCACTTATACAGTTGATATATGTTTATACGCAAAGACTAGTTGGGGTTTATTTGTTGATGGTAAAGAATATATGTTAGATCCTGGTAATGCTTTAGCTTTTTATGGTGAAGATCAAGAGCATTGGAGAGAACAATTCCCTGATCCTGATACAAATGAAGTAGGTATGTTAATGTTGCATTATGTTGAGCCTGATCACTGGTTTTATACAAAGGAGAAAGAATGAAGTTTATAAAAGAAAAAAATATTAGGTTTTCTACAATGACACCTGCACTGGTTGACATAGCGCCACCAGTTCCAGCAGCAAGAATGATACCAGACTGGTTTGCAAAACTACCTTTGGATTTACCAAGACCAGAAGATAAACCTTTTCCTAAGCTAGGTAATATACTTAAAAATTTAAACTCTCATACAGTAAAGAAATGTCCAGCTATTGTAGATTACTTTGCACAAGGTTTTATTATTCCTTTATGGTGCGACATTTTAATTCAAAGACATGATCAAACATTTCATTTTGAAACAAACATACCAGATGACAGTATGGGGACAGTTATAGAATTTCATGATAACCAGCAATTAGAAACCTACCCTTTTCAAAGAAATGATTATAGAGATGCTGTTAAATTTACAAGTCCCTGGTTTTTCTGGACACCACCAGGTTGGTCAACATTATTTTTACAACCACAGCTCCACCCTAACAATGATTTTACTTTACTACCTGGTATTGTAGAAACTGACAGTTTCCACCAAGTAAACTTCCCAACAATTTGGCATGCTGAGGGTGATCGTTTACTTAAATTAGGTATGCCATTTTTACATGTAATACCTTTTAAAAGAGAAAAGATTGGTATGAAAACAACAATCTTTGATGATAAAGATAATGATGCTATGAGAGATGAAGGATTTACACTTCGTAGCAAAATGACTGGTGGATATAGAAACATAACTCGTAAGAATAAGTGATATATTTAAGTTATGAAAGTTTGGATAGATCAAGATTTATGCACAGGTGATGGTCTTTGTGCAGAAATAGCGCCTGATGTATTTGTCATGCAAAACGATGGTTTAGCTTATGTTCAAGAAACAGTAGGTAATTTTGGTGAATTAAAGATATTTAGTGCAATACATAATAATGATCAGGGTGCAGAGGGACTAGCTAGAGTACCACAAGGACAAGAAGATATAGTTATTGAGGCATCAGAGGAATGCCCAGGTGAGTGCATTTTTATAGTACCATAAGGGATTATGGTTAATAATCGAAATTTAGAATATCAATTACTAAAAAAAAGTAATATAACCAGTAGAGCGCCTCAGTCAGTCGTAGATGCAAAAGATCACATTATGGATCTTGAAAATTGTGATTGTGGTTGTAAAAAA